CTACGCGATCCACGGGGCGTACTGGCACGACGAGTTCGGCAAGGCGCGCAGCAACGGCTGCGTGAACGTCTCCCCGGCGGACGCGGCGTGGCTGTTCGAGTTCACGGACCCGCAGGTGCCGGCCGAGTGGCACGGGGCGCAGAACCTCGCGGCGGGGACGCTGGTGTACGTGCATCCGTAGCGGGGGAGGGGGGCGGAAGAAGGGAGCGCAGGTACGTTCGCGCGTTTCCGGCGACTTCCCCGTGGGTGAGCGGCCCGCGCAACGCGTTTCCGGCGGCTTCCCCATGGGGGAAGCTCTCCGCCAGTCTTTCCGCCTACTTGCCCACCACCGGAACGATTCCCGGAACGATTCACCAGCAGGCAGGCGGGGAGCGGGGGGAAGACCTGGTCCACGCCCGCACCCATGAGCTGCGCCTCGTCGATGTAGCGGTCAGTCGTCTCCTGCCGGCCGTGGCCCACCCAGCGCCGCAACTCGTGCGGGTTGTCTCCTCGACGCGCGCGCCACGTCGTCCCTGTCGCGCGTAGGCCGTGCGTCGTGAGCGGGATGTGCGTTGCTGAGCGCTCGCGTAGCTCGGGACGTTTCAGCCCCGCGCGGTCCAAGTAGCGGCGGAAGTTCTTGCTGAACGCCTGCGCGTTGATCGGACAGAGGCGCCCCTCGCCTCCCCGCTCCTCGATCATGACGCGCAGGAGGGGGAGGACGTTGTCCTCGTCCTTGATGATCAAGTAGCGCGGCTTGCCGTTCTTGGGGCCCTTCTCACGCTTGTGCGCGCGGTCCCATGACCGGCAGATGGCAACGCGCTTGTGACGGAGATCGATGTCCCCGCACCGAAGCTGCTGAAGTTCGCCCGGTCGGAGGCAGAGGTAGATCATCAGCGCGACCCACCGCCGCGCGCGCAGCGGGATCGACTCGCAGGTGACGAACTGGAGGAACTCTTGGGGATAGAAGCATCCGCGCGTCTTGTCCTTCGGTCGTGGCGGTCCCTTAACCCCGGCGGCCGGGTTGCTCTCACGAACGCAGAGCTCAGGCAGATCCGGGTCCGATGCGTCACGCAACATTGCGCGGAAGACCTTCCAGTATTTGTTTGCGCTCGCCGGACTGAGGACCTTCGCCGCGCTCTTCTCGCGTAGAATCCTGGCAATCTCTCGCGCGTCCTGGGTCGTGATCGCCACGACGGGCTTCTCGCCAAGCACCGGAAGGATGTGCTGGTCGACCGCTGATCGGTAGCACGTTATGGACGTCATCTCGTGACGATCCCGCCAAGCGAGCCACCGCTCTGCGTAGTGCGCGGTCGTCTCGAGCAACGATCCCGCTTCGGCCGCTGCCGCTGGATTCGCAGCAGCGCCCCGCAACAGAGCATCGCGCGGCACCGCCTCGGGCGGTACCCACTCCGGGAGTTTGCCCTGCTCGGCCAGCCGGGAGAGGGCGAGCTCGGGTCGGTCCGTGTAGAGCTTCGCGAGCTTGTCGAGCTCCTTCTCGCTGGTGGGCCTGCCGTTGATGGCCAGCGGCACGGGGATGCCTGGCAGCCGCCGGTCCGGTCGTCCAGGGACGAGGGCTTGCGGGAGGGTGACGTAGACCAAGAACTGATCGCCGGAACGCTTCCACGTTCCCGTTCGCGCGCGGGGCATGGTCAAGGCCTCCTGCGCCGATGCGTGGCAGCCCCCTCGCCGAGCTCGGCGGGCCGGATGGCAGATCGTGCAGCGCGCGCGGTCAGGTGGCCGGCAGGTCGCTGGTGCTCGACGCCCTGGCGGTGCGCGTCGTCAAGCTCGCCGCGCCAGCCCATGGGGGCGGCAGGCCGGCAACAAAGTTGAGCCTGTGGATGGACGGGTGCTACTTGACCCATAGGTCAAACCTCGGTTGTGCGGGGTTTGGCTCAGGAGCCCGTCGGTGTTGGTAGCACCGGCGGGCTCCGCCTTTTGCGGCCTTCCATACTGCCAGTGCCGTGCACCGTCAAGCTCATTACCGTTGGCTATTTCCGCCCGCGCCGGGCCTTTCGGCTCGCTCTTTGCGCTGGAGCGGATGCGCCCTTGCGCTCCCCCTCGAGGATCAAATCGTGGAGGCGCAGGGCGTCCACCTCGCCGTCGATAGGTGGGGCCGCTGGGGGTGTGGCGATCGCCAGCGGTGACGATGCGCCGCCCTGAATCCATGCGTCGACATCGCTCTTCCGCGCGAGCACCTTTCTCCCAACCTTCCGGGCCGGGAATGCCCCCTCTCGCGCCAGGCGCAGGAACGTCGTCCGCCCCATGGGGGCCGTCTTCGCGTCGTAGTAGGCTGGCCCCATGTTCTCGCCGTCGGCCGAGGTCGCGGCTGCGCGAATGACCCGCACCATGAAGCGCGCTAGCGTCGTAAGCGCTTCGCTCACCTCCGGAGGTAGATCGACAGGAGCCACCGGGCGGAGACTGCCACGGGTGCCGCTCCGCTTTCGACGAATTCGAACGCCCGGATGGGACAAGGAATGTCCGAAAGGAGCGCACTGGCATGCTCGGCGGCGGGTGGCGAGTCTGCTGTGGCTTCGCCAGCGGAGGCAGGCCTCGGCGCCGGTCCCGCGCGTTCTTGCGGCTTACTCCGCTTGTGCGGGTTGCGACGCCGTTCCCAGCATCCGGTGGACGTAACCCCAGACCTTGGCCCGCTGCTCGTCCGACAGTTGGCGGATGCGGTATCGGAGGACATCCAACGATGGGACGCCTTGCCGTCGTGGGCGTCCTCGCGGTTCCCCGCTCTTGAGGCCGTCCAGGAAGGCAGCAAGCGTTACACGCTGCGTCTCGGTGAGCTTCCCCAGGTAATGCGAGACTTGCACGCGCGAGGGCCGCTCTGGAGGCTTCTTTCTTGCGACGCTGCCCGCCATGGACCGCAACTGCCGCGCAACGCTCTCGTGGTCCTGAGGGGGGAGCCGGCGTAATAGCTCAACCACGGCGGCACGATCGTCCTCTTCTGGTGCGTAGTTCAGGACGTCGGCGGGCGACACCGCCAGACCGCGAGCTATCTTCTCTACAGTCTCGATCGTGATGGCAGCGAGGCCGGCTTCGATCGTTGAAACGTGGCCTATGCTTACGCCACACAGGCTCGCCAAAGCCCGCTGAGACAGTCCGGTCTCGAGCCGTAGGTCGCGAATTCGGTGCCCTATAACCTGTGCGAGCGGGTTCGGCTCTTTCCGACGGGGCATCTGCTCCTCCCAGCGTGTGTTAACCGCTTGCGGGACACACGGCGTCTACGCGGGAGAGCGGAGCTCCACCCGCGTAAGGGCCCCTCGTAGTTCATCGGCGATGGCTGGTGCGGTGGTCGCGTCCTCGCCTGCGCGCGGCGGAAGAAGAACGAGGACCCCCTCGTCCTCCAGGCAGCGTAGCGCGCGGTCCAGTTCGCGGCGCTCGATGCCCGGGAGGAAGAGCCTGAGACGGGAGAGCGGGACCGTCCCGTCCGCGTCGGCCGGCAGCCGAGATAGTGCGAGGTGCACCCGCGCTACCAAGCGGACCGATGCTTCGTGAAGGTGTAGGGCCTCCACGTAGCGCGCAACGAGGGCGATGGCGCGAAGCCAGTCCGGCGGGAGCCTGAAGAGCCAGTCGTGGAGAATGGCCTCGCCCACGCCATCAGTAATGGGCACGGACGGGGAGGAGCTGAGCGTCACCACGCGAAGGCGCGGGGGGAGCTGCTCGACGATGGTCGTGTGCCCGAGGACCGCGTCCGCGAAGTTCTCCACCGCGCGGGCCGCACGCACCAGCGGTGCAATGAGGAGCCAAGCGAGCACCCCCCACCATAGCCGGGGGCCCGCTCGTTTGCCGAGCGGCTCTTGTGGTGAGGCCTCGTGGTTGTTGCCCTTAACTGCGTGTTGGACCGGCCCTTCCGTAGTTGGCGAGTTTTCGGTCGGCACACATTCGGGGTCGGGCGTGGTGGGGCGGTTGTCCACGTCCTCTACGCCCGCCTCGTGTCGCTCGAGGGGCGGTGGCAGAACGGTCGAGTCTGCGCAGCGCGACGCCTCGGGGCGCTGGTAAACCTGGGTGCGGTCGTCGTCCTCAACCGCTGGCAAGACAGCGGCATTCCCCTGAGAAATCATTGGGGCGGCCCTCCGGTACGTTGATGGTTGAGGAGGCCGCTCGCCGGCCGTAGGCGCCAGTATTGGACTTGCGCACGCCCATGCCGCGACGCCAGACGCGCGGCGTCCAATACCGGCGGCTACGGCCGACGAGCGGCCCCCACTGGGCCGCGATGTAGGACGGAGGGTTGGTCGCCCCTCTTGATGGCCTGCATCGCGGCCCACTGCGGGCCGCGCAGCGGACGCTACGAATGCTGAAAGGTGCCCGTCCCGCCGAGCGCGACGCCTAACCTGGCCCCGTCTTCTCCTTCGCGGTCGGCGGGGACGGGCGAGAATGGCCTCGACTCGTGCCCCTCCGGGGCTGCCATCCCGGAAGCCTGATGGCTCCCGCCTCGCTCAGGACCCCGGAGGGAGATGGCAGACCCGTCGGGAGCGGCGAATCGTGCCGCCCTCAACTGTGCTCATCCGGGCGAGTCCGAAACGGCGCAAAGAAATCGACGGGGTCCACCAAGATCGGTGGTACGACGTGCGTTGATGTAGGTTCGGTGGGTCGGCGGGCTGGCAGGGGAGCCCGTCCGCGTGGTTTCGGATCAGATCGTGAGCCTTACGGCTCGTCTAGGCTGCCGTTCACGAGCTGGAAGGGGCTGCGGGCGGGCGACGTGGGCGCTGGGCGAGGCGAGGGCGCTTCGGGGCGCTGCTCTTCGGCCTTGTGCTTCCGTTGCTCCCTGAGGGCGGCCTCCATCGCCAGGATCTGGGCGAGTTTCAACGCCCGCGCCTCCGCGTTGTACGGCACGTTGGACGGGGGGCACCGGACGGGCGGAGGTGGGGCCGGGGCCGGCGAGGCTGTGACGGCCGGCATGGGGGCGCTCTCCGGCCTCGGCCTCGCAAGGGCCACGGCGGCAAGCCCAGCAAGCTCGACTTGCCCTCCAAGGCGGACAAGGACGCTGGGACGGAAGGAGGAAGGCGCCGCGGTTCGCATCAAGAGGAGGCAGAGGATTACGGCGACGGCCGCGACGTTGGCTGCGACGGATACCGCAAGCCGGCGATCACTCCCCGCCTTGCGCTGATCGGTCGTGGCGGGGCCGTCGTCGTTGTCGGCGCCTGGGCCGGTGAGGACCTCCTCGGCGAGCAAGGGAAGCAGCATGTGGCGCTGGGCGTCCTCCACCCCCCTGCTCTTGGCCAGACGGAGACACAGTTTGAGCCCGGTCTCGATGTGGTGCTGGACCGTGCGGACCGGCATATCGAACGACGTCGCGCATTCCTTGACGTCCAGGCCATCGACGAACCTTGCGCGGAGAAGCGGCCGGTACTTGTCGGGAACCTCCTCCAGCAGGGAAAGGGTGAGCCGATCGATCTGTGCTTCGCTGTACTGATCGTACGGCGTCGTCGGCGCGACGTCCTCCTCCTGCACAAGATGGGACAACCTCGTGCGGGTTGCCTTCTTCTCGTGATAATCGGCGGCCAGCCGTCGCGCGATCTTGTGGACGAAGCCTCCGACGGCTCCTCCCGTGAACGACTCGCGCGATTCTAGCGTCTCCCTCACGACATCCTGCTGGAGGTCTGCCACGTCCTGGTGGGGGATCCCCGCGGTTCGTAACCATCCCCCGATGCGCTCGAGGTGCTTCGCGTCGGCCAGATATTGGATTACTTCGTCAGGTTGGACGCTCACAGGGCGATTCCCTCCAGCTCTTGGAATGGTCCATCATTGCGTCTGGCAGCAGAAGGTCGTCGGTCCGATCGGCTCGATACTTCCGGCGAGCTCGCCCCCCGTGGCTTGGCACGCTCCGGCATGGTACACAGGAGGCGATGCGCTCTTGGCGCCAAGGGCCTGGCCGTACGGCGCTATCTCGACGCACTTTGGATCGACGGACCAGGCCCCTACGGTTGGCAGTGGCACGCCGCACGCTCCGTCCGCGAAAAGAGAAATCATCGACGTGCAATACCCTCCCTCGGGGGAGCCACACTGGCATTCTGTGCATGCCCTCTCCCCGGTGAAGGTCTCGTAGAGGACCACGCGGTCGGGATAGGCTTGCTCGGGGCATGCGTGATCTCCTGGCCAGGCGACGCACTCGCGGTAACCCTCGGGTGCCGACCGTACGCACAGGTGGCCGGCATCGCATGACTCAAAGCCGCACGCGCGCCCAAAGCTTGCCCATGAGGGCGCGGGGATCTCCGGTCCCGTCGTAGGCGCCTGCGGCGCGCAGGACTCGTCGATCACGGACAACGCGCCGACCGTCACGGATTGCACGCACGGCACCCCTTTAGGGCCGCACGAGAGACCTGCCGGAATGGCGTTGTCCGCCGTGCATGCGCCGTCCCATGCTGCTGGCGGATCGGTGAGCGTGGCGATGCCTCCCTGATTGCATGGCGCCGAGTGCGCTGTAATCGACGCCGGCAACCCGCATGCGCCGGTCGAGGGGCCGCAGGTGCACGACGGACACTTGCCCTCGGGGACGACGAGGTCGGCGTGTCCGGTGAGCTGCTCGGCCGGCGCGGCTTCGGGGCAGGGAGGCGCGCTCTCCTCGTCGGGCCCGAGATACAAGAGCACGGGGAGGCCGTCCCCCTCCAAGGGTTTCCATGCCACGCATTCACCGGCGCACGTCGTCCCACAACTTGGGCCGGCATCCTCCTCACCGCTGTCGGCGCCGGCATCGCTCTGTTCCCCGGTGCCGCCGTCGTCGGCCGAGGCATCCGGTCCCGCGTCCGCTGGCCAAATGATGGTCGTGACCCCCTCGCTGCACCCGGCTGCGAGGACGCCCAGCGCCGCCCCCACGAAGGGACCGAACAGCCAGCCAATGCGCGCTTTCTGCTTCACGTTGCATCTGCCTTTCATTGCGGAATGGTAGCGTGGATGGCCAGGCCCAAAGTTATGCGTGCGGTTGGGGTTCGCCAGTAGATCGCGGCCCCACCCTTGCCGTCGCTGGACTCGCCAGCGAGCGAGAGCGTCCGGAGCTGCGCCGTGAGTTCCCCGTATCCGGTTAACGCGAAGATTGATCCGAACGTCCATCGCGCCGCGACCCGCGTTCCGAAGCCCAACGAAAAGCCGTCGGTAGAGCCAACCGTGATGTTGGAGGGAATATTGAAGTTTAGCTGGCTAGCCGCGATGATACCGCAGATGTCGACATGCTTCGTCGCGACGCATGGCAGCAACGCGCCCGTCCAGAGCGATGTTCGTCCCGGAATCGATTGGGCGCCGATCGTTGCAGATGGGGTAACCACGCCTCGAAAATCTGCAGCTAGAAAGAAGTTCGGCCACCTGAGGCCGATGAGACCGCTTCCTCCCACACCAACGCTCGGTAAACCGTATGGTGACATCACCGCGCCGAGACCAACCTCCGCCTTCGGGCCTGAAGCCTGCGGCTGGGCATTCGGTGGCGGGAAGGCGCCGGGGTCCACCACCGCGAGCACGGATGGCGGTAGGGCTGCCACGGCCGGCTCCGGCGGCGTGCTGACCTCGTCTTTCCCTATCTGTGGTTTCTCAGGTTCGCTGTCGGGCCTCCCAGGCTGCGCAGGCGCGCGGAGCCACGGCGGCGGCTCTGTAGCGTCCTCTCCCCACCCCAGCGGGCCCAGGTGTTCCCTGATGTCGACCGCCAGATCATAGATCAGCTCCTGGCAGTGGTAGGTGTTCCGCTTCCGAGGATTCCAGCGCGGATCCTTCTCGTCGTCTGCGGCAAAGAGTTTCATCTCCGCATCGAACGCGCCGGCCTTCTTGCCCACGGTCACGACGAGACGCGCCTGGGCGTCGTCACGGACGACCACGTACTCGAAGAGCGAGTTGATGTGCGCCGCGAACTCGCGCCTCGAGGGACACGCGAGCTGCGGGGGGCCGGGGTCGTACTCTAGGCGGATGGCGATCTGAGGATCCAGGCGTTCCTGCGCGGTCGCACGGCCAGCCCCAGAGAGCACGGCCAGCGCGGCGACGTGGGAGATAAGGAGGCGAGCGAACATGCGGGAGCCGTCGGGCAGGATAGGCTCGACTCCCGGACGTTGGCAAGGGAGGTTTGCCCGCGGAGCGGGGGACGCTGCAAGGCTTGGGATAAGCGCCCGGTCACCCCGCGCGAAGAGATGGTCGGGACAGACCCGTGATCGACCGGGCGCGTCCCGGTAGCAGTCAAGGGGCTCGAAGGCGTCGGTTCGTCATGCCGATGTCACCCGTCATAGGTGGCAACTGGCATCGACTAGGGGTTCGTCTTCGGCCGGCGGGGCTTCGCGCCCGCTTCCTTCTGGGCTCGACGCGGCGATGTCGTGTCGTTGGGCATCAACTCGCGCTCCTGTCGGTGGAACGCCTCCCGGGTCTGGAAGGCGTTGATCCACCAAAGGACCGTGCGTGACTCGGGGTCCTTCACGGGCAGGGCGAGCACGGCCTGGATGGCAGCCTCCTCGATGCCGCCTTCCCGCGCGATGGAGGCCGCGAGCGCCCGGTTCGGGATCGGGTCCTGCTCCGTCTCCTCCATCGGGCCCTGGCCGGTCATGAGCCACTGCATGCTGACGCCGAGGGCCTTGGCCACGCGCGCAACCGTGGTCGCGGTGCCCCCGAACTTGCCGCGCTGCTTGCTCTCCAGGCGGCTGGTCGTGCCGATCGCTGCACCGGCGAGGCGATCGAGCTCAGCGCTTCCAAGGCCGCGGAGTTGCCGGACGTGCTTGACACGATCTCCTAGATCCACGGCTGGATGCTGTGCACGTCGAGGCCGGCGTTGCAAGCACCTTCTGCCACCTTCCGTCGATGACACTTGACATTGATGGGGGTGGGCGGTGATGGTTGGGGGCATGTCGGGACGGGAAGGCCTCCAGCGCGCGCCGACGTCGGGCTCGGCGGGCGCATCGCGTCCGGGTGGCGTTTTCGAGCTGGGCGGGCTTGCTGAGCGCCTCCTGGTCCTTGCGCAGGCCTTGCGTGAGGGCGCCGCGCGGCCGGCAGAGCTCGCCGAACTGGCGGAGGGCGTGCCCCTCCTCGTTGCGCGCGTGCGCGATGGCGGACGGCCATGAGGGGTTGCGGCTCCAAATGGATCCGTCCGTCGACGCGGCTCGCCATCTACGCGCGCTCGGCCGCCCTGCTGCGCGCGCTGGAAGATGGGGGACCCGCAACGGCGATTCCGGCGCGCGTTCTCCAGCTCTACGCGCTCGGGGCGCGGGGTTTTCTCGATGCTGCTCCGTTCCGCTGCCTCCTCTGCCGCCGTCGTGCACCATGGCGGACGGGACCTCTGCGGCGCCGCCTCACTCTCGACCATTGGATCCCTTCGGAGGAGGGCGGGACAAACGAACCCTCTAACCTGATCGCGGCGTGCTGGCGGTGCAATACGGGGCGCGTGGGCAACGGCTGGGCGCTCTCGGGCGATGGCCAGCTTCCAGCCCTGACCCGCGTGCGCCTCGACGTGGCGCTGCCGCTCGATCGGGCACTTGGCCGAGGTCTCGTGGAAGAACTCCGGCCCGGATGGCTCGCACGCGAGCGCGAAAAGGCCAGGACTCGGCGACGCACGCGCGGCGGCGCGGACCCCTTCGACTTCCCCTTCGGGTTTCTGGCGGTGCAACCATGACGAACGAGGAGCGGGCCATGGATTGCGAGGGCTCGATCGAGGATGTGCTTGCGGGCCTTGCCGGGTGGCATCTCGCGAACGCGGACGCGCTGGATTTCGCTGATTGCCTGCCGGCGAGCTGCGCGCATGCCGTGTGGATCGATCCGCCCTATTGCTCGGGCGGCTACACGGAGAGCGCGAAGCGCCAGTCGCGCGGGATGCTGAAGCACGAAAGCATCAAGCGGCTTGGGTGGTTCATCAACGACAACATGGGCACGGCGGGCCTCGTGTGGCTCCTCCGCTGCGTCGCGGTTCAGGCGTACCGGCTCCTCCTCGACGGCGGGAGCTTCGGCGTCTTCTGCGATTGGCGCATGGTGCCGCATCTCGCTCCGGCGCTCGAGTCGAGCGGGCTGCGCTGGCAGGCGATGATCGTCTGGGACAAGGAGCAGCCAGGGCTTGGTCGTGGGTTCCGGAGTCAGCACGAGCTGGTGTTGCACTTCGTCAAAGGCACCGGCGTCTTCCACGATGTCGGGGCGGGCAACGTGGTTCGCTGCGCCCGCATGCACCACGAGGAACGCAATCATCAGACGGCGAAACCGCCCGAGCTCCTGGAGCGCTTTCTCTCGGTGGTCGCTCCCCCGGGCGGGGTCGTGGTCGACCTGTTCACCGGCGGGGGCTCGACAGGCGTCGCGGCCCGGCGGCTCGGGATGCGGTTCATCGGGTGTGAGATCGATCCGGAGATCGCGGCGACGGCGCGGGACGCGGTGAGGCGCTCGGAAACCCGGACCGCGCGGGGCCCGTCGGCTGGCCAGCTATCCCTCTTCGGAGGTGGCAAATGAGCGAGGAGCGCACGCCGGAGCGGTACAGCCGCATCACGCGGCGAATGTGGGGCGACCAAAGGTTCCGCGCCCTCTCGGCTCCCACGGCTAACGCCCGGGACCTGTGGGTCTACCTCCTGACGGGCAGTCATTGCAGCCGCGTTCCCGGGCTGTTCGTGCTCGGTCCGCTGGCCATGGCGGAAAGGCTCGGGTGGCCAGTGGAGGACACGCGGCGGTGCTTCCAGGAGATCCTGGACCAGGGGCTTGCGCTCTGGGATCCGGATTCGCTGCTGTGCTGGCTCCCGAACGCTGTGAAGCACAACGAGCCGGCGAATCCGAACGTGGTCCTCGGCTGGGCGGAGGAATGGCGGGGGTTGCCGGAGTGCCGCCTGCTCGACAAGGCGCGCAGCGGCATCCGGCGGACGCTCGAGGCGATCTCCCCTGCCTTCGCGGCGGCGTTCGACAAGGTGGCCGGGAAGGCTTCCCGGAGGGCTTCCCGGAAGGCTACCGGGAAGACTTTCCCGAAGGGTCCGGTGAAGCCTTCGGGGAAGGGTTCAGGGAACCAAGAACAGGATCCGGATCCGGATCAGGAACAGGAACAGAAGATCCCCCCCTCTGACGTTGACCCTGCTCCTGCCACCCAGCGCGCGCGCGCGTGCGACGGCGCGGCGGAGAGTGGGGGGGCGGTGGATGGGATCTTGGGGGAACCGGAGGGGCGGCGGGACGATGGCGAGCGGGATTGCTGCGTGGTGTCTCCCCCGGCGCTCGAGGCCCAGCGTGGGGCTGCGACGGGGGCTACGGCCTCCACGGCGGCTGCCCCTCCAACCGAACAACTGGGGACGGCTCCAGTCTCGGATCCACCGGCGGCGGGGCCTCCGGCGGCGACGCTGGTGGAGCGCGTTCTGGTTGATCTCCGGATCGCTGGCGCTCGCCCGGGGCAGGCGCGAGGGCCGCTCGCCTGCATTGCCACGGCCGAGCTTGCCGCGCGTCTCGCAGGGATGGCGGGGCCGGCGCCGTTGCTCGAGCTGCCGGACCTGCTGCACGCGATTCGGGAGGCCGCTTGCTCGCTCGCGGCGGACGTGCGCGACCAGCCACCTGACCGGGAAGGCGAAGCGATGGGGCCGGCGAGGATTGCCAAGTTCCTGTCGTGTCGGGTGAGGGCGGCGCGGAGGGGCGACGCGGCGAAAGCTGCTGCGCGCGCACGTGGGGAGCCCGTGGCGCCCTACGCAGACGCGGACGATGTTCGGCGGTTCCTTGCTGCGTTTGATCAACGCTGGGCACAGGCGAATGGCGGTCGGGCCCGAGCAGAGGGGCCTCGGGATCGGGTGAATGCCGCACGCATCGTCGCGCTGGCACACGAGCAAGCCCCGCGAGCGGGACCGAGCGTGACGTCCGCGCATGTCCTTGATCATTGGACAACGTGCATCGTCCGGGATGTGCGGCGGGAGGCGATCATGGATCCTTTGGCTTGCCTGTTGGCCCGGATTGGCGGGTATGGGCTGCCGCTGCCACCGCAGGAGCCAGCGCCCGTGAGCGGGGGAAAGGCCCGGATGACCGCCGACGCCAGGCCCGAGGAGGTCGCGACGATAACGAAACGATTACAGCCAAGGCCGGGCCTCACGAGGGGGACGTGGCTACAGCCGGCGAAAGCAGCGGCCGGATAGCATAGCGCACGGAGGCAAAGTTGAAACCGCAGCAAGGCGACGGCGTTGACCGCGCTCGACAGCGTATTTCCGCCGCACCCGCATCCGGGGGGCCCGAGGTGGCGGAAATGAAGAGCTGCACCGGCGCCCTCGACCGCGGCTCTCGATCGCACGGACCTCGGGGACACCTCGGCGCGGCCCTGGTCGAGGCGGTCGAGGTGGTCGAGGTGGTCGAGCTCGGCGCGGGCCAGGGCCTCGGCGGGAGCGTCCTCGAAGGGCCGCCCGGCGAGGCGAAATCTTCCCCGGCCGGCGACGGCGTTGACCGCGCTCGACAGCGTATTTCCGCCGCACCCGCATCCGGGGGGCCCGAGGTGGCGGAAATGAAGAGCTGCACCGGCGCCCTCGACCGCGGCTCTCGATCGCACGGACCTCGGGGACACCTCGGCGCGGCCCTGGTCGAGGCGGTCGAGGTGGTCGAGGTGGTCGAGCTCGGCGCGGGCCAGGGCCTCGGCGGGAGCGTCCTCGAAGGGCCGCCCGGCGAGGCGAAATCTTCCCCGGCCGGCGACGGCGTTGACCGCGCTCGACACTTTATTTTCCCCACTGCGAAGGCCGGCCAGCGACGCCCGCCGGTCCGCAAGTCGCCCTCTTTCCCACGCATCGCTCGTGCTGCGCACCTGTCCGGAGGTGGCCCGTGAATCCTTTGCGCTCAAATTGGGGAGCTATGCTCGAAACGGCCGTCTGGGGCACGGCCGGCGATGATACTGAAGACGACGTGCCGCAGCGCAAGGGCCGACGAGAAGCGCGTCGAGCGCCCCCTGCATCACCGGCCATCGGCCTGGCTGAAGCTGCGGTCGTGCTGGGTGTCCCCCCGAAGGGATCCGGGTGGCGGAGGCGTGTGCTGCGGCGCCTGCGCGCGCTGGAGCGGCAAAGCGGCGCGCTGCTCTGCGTCGCACGGCGCGGCCGCGGGGGTACGGTCGTGAGCCTCGCGGCCCTGCGCCAGGCCTGTCCCTTGGCGTTCGCAGGGCTGGACGAGCTGTCCAGCCTTAGGGCGAAGGTCCAAGAACTCGAGACGCGGCTTGCTGCGGCGGAGGGCGCCCTGCGCCGGGGGAAGCGGTAGCGGCGAAGCCTTGTCCTATCGCGGCGACGCCTGCGTGTCCGCTACCCACTTGTGCTCGGGATCCGGCACAAACGTCACCCCGCCGCCCCATGCGCTGCCGTGCTGTCCGGCCCCATCCGACCAGATGGCGATCAACCAACCGCCGGGAACCGCGGTGCGGTAGGTGCCGTGGTGTTTGGGTTGCCCGTCGGCCAGCGTTTCCTCGACACGTTCCCAATTGAGCTTCCTGAACATGGGCGACAGGGTACCACGTTGGTGGGGATGGGTTTCGGTATCGGGCAGAAACAGCCCGCATTCGGCGGATAAGGGCCCCTCGGGTGAATGGCCGCCGAGCAGACCCCCGAGACCCCTGTGCGTCGCTACCGGCGCGTGGTGCGTGAGGTGCTCGAAGCACGCGGCCAGTTCTGCGAGTGCTGCGGCACGCCAGCGCGGCACGTGCACCACATCATCCCGTGCTCGGTCTCGGGGATCGCCTCCGAGCTCGTCTTCGATCCGGCCAATATGCTGGTGATCTGCAACGATTGCCACATGCTCATGCACCCCCTGATCCGGAGGCCATCATGGACCAAAGCAGCGAAGGGACGCGGGATCTCGCTCAACCGCTGACCCCAGAGGAAGCCGAGCGCGCTTCGGCCGAGGGCCGACCGATGCCGAACCCCGATCCGGTGCGCGTGGCCGCCGACGTCAAGACGCTCCGCTGGCTGCTCCGGGTCGAAAAGCGCCGGCTCAAGGAGGCTGTGCGCATCGAACGAGAGCGCCGGATCGTCTTCCCTGAGACCAGCGTGATCCTCCGCGACGTCTGCCGCCTCGTCGATGCCATCGCCCTGCGCGAGGGCCGGCTGCCGGCGCGCGCGGCGCCTGCGGAAGCGGGCCGCTTCGAGGGACGCGTGAGCCGTGAGGCTCGGCCGCGCGACGATTACGACGACTTCCGCGCGGCGCTCGAGTGATCAATGGGCGGCCGGCCGACGCTGCGAACGCCGGAGGTCGAGAAGCAAATCCTCGATGCGCTCCGGCTCGGGCAACTGCACCGGCCGACCGTCTGCAAGCTCGTGGGCATCGCTCCGCGCACCCTGCGGGAGTGGCGCAAGCAAGATCCGGATTTCGACGCCCAAATCCGCGCCGCAGAAGCGAGAGGCGAGGCGCGGCTCGCCTCGATCGCCACGCAGGGCGCCGAGACGGATCCGCGGCTCGCGCTGGACATGCTCCGCGCGCGCTACCCCGAACGATGGGGCCGACGTCACGCCCAAGTCGACGCGAAGGTGAAGGTCGAGGCCGAGCGCCCCGCCGGCCTGCCGCGCGCGCTGCGGCCCGTCTGGGATACCGCGGTCAAGAGCGGGTGGAAGGACGCGAAGGCCTGCCGCGAGCTGGAGCTATGGTGGGCCACGGGCACAATGGACCGCGCCGAGCAGATCACGGCGCTCCGTCGCCTGGCGGATGAACTCGAGGCCGAGCTGCGCGACGCTGCGGGAGGACTGAGCTGATGGCGTCGCCTTTCCAGTCGAGGGCAGCCGTCTTCGCGGCGGCGCAGCGGTCGAGGATCGCCACGTCCTCCGGCGGGGGCCTCGCCGACTTCGTCCCCTCCGTCACGCCGGGGCACACCCGCCCTGATCACCTCGCCCCGCTGCTGGAGCTTCTCGAGCGCGCGCGACGCGAGCCCGTCCGGGTTGTGGTCCATGCGCCACCGCGCCACGGAAAGACCGACACCGTCCTTCACGCGATCGCCTGGTATCTGCGCCAGGATCCGACCCTCGCGATTGCTTACGCGACCTACGGGATCGAGCTGGCGAACAGCAAGAGCCGCGACGCCCGCGCCATCGCTCGCGCGGCCGGCGTCGAGCTCGATCCGGGCGCGAAGGGCGTAGGCGAGTGGCGCACGCGCGACGGCGGCCGGGCCGTCTTTACCGCGCTCAACGGCTCGTTGACCGGCAAGGGCTTCCGCGTGCTGTTCGTGGACGACCCCTTCAAGAACCGGATCCAGGCGGAGAGCACGACCTACCGCGCCCGCATCTGGGACCTGTGGCAGGGCTCGACGATCAACCGCGTGGAGCCGGGCGGGAGCGCGTTCGTCCTCGCGACGCGCTGGCATCCGGAGGACCTCTCCGGGCGCCTCCTCGCGCAAGGCTGGCATTACCTGCGCCTGCCAGCGATCTCCGAGGACGGGCGCGCGCTGTGGCCGGAGCGATGGCCGCTGGCTGAACTCGAGCAACGGCGGCGCGAGGTCGGAGAGTACACATGGGCCTCGCTCTACCAGGGGCAGCCACGTCCGCGCGGGGGCGCCGTCTTCAACGCGGAGCCGGCGCTGTACACGGCGGACGCGCTGGCCCTCGTGACGGGCTACCGCGACGGGATCGGTGTCGACTTCGCCTACACGGCGCGGAAGCACGCTGATTACTCATCCGCCGTCGTCATGCGCTCGCATGAACCGGAGCGAGGCCGGCGGATCTACTACGTGCTCGACTGCCACCGCGAGCAGGTCCTCGCGCCGGAGTTCGCGGCGGTCGGCGCGCGCCTGCAGAAGGCCCACGGCGGCTGTAAGGCCATGGGCTACGTAACGGTCTTCGAGAAGATGATCGTCCCCTTCATGGCCGAGCGCGGCTTCGTGGTCGAGGCGCGGCGCGTGAAGGCCGACAAGTTCACGCGCGCGCAACCCTACGCGGCCTCCTGGAACGACGGGCGCGTGCTCCTGCCCGAGGACGTCGGGCCGGATTCGTGGGTCAACGTCTTCCTGGCCGAGCACCTTGGTTTCACCGGGCAGGATGACGAGCACGACGACCAGGTGGACGCCGGCGCCGCAGCGCACGACCTGCTCGCCTCCCCCGCCGGACGCACGGCGGGCTCGTTCTCGGCGGCCAACGCTCGGCCGGTTCGGCTCTCGAGGTACACACGATGACGCAGGCTCCGCGGCTTCGATACGCCCAATACGTCTTCGCCCCGCTGGTCGGCTGGGACAATGACCGCGTGCGCAGCGCGCTCGATCGTCACGAGGCCGGCGACTTTCGCGAGTCCGCGGACCTGGCCGAGGCGCTCCTGACCGACGAACGGCTGGACGGCGCTCTCCAGCAACGGATCGACGGCCTCCTCGCGCTGCCGCTCTCGTTCGTGCCGTCCACCGAGACGGCGGAGGCCACGCGCGCGGAGGAAATCGCGCGGCTGGCGGGCGAAGTGTGGTGGCGGCTGTGCCCCGAGCAGGTGCTCCGCGACATCCTGAAGTGGCTGATCATGCTCGGCGTCGCGGTCGTGCAACTGAACTGGACCGACGATCGAGGGCAGGCGCTTCCGCTGCTCGAGGTGTGGCACCCGCGGGATCTCTGGTTCGACGGCAACGATCTCACCTACAAGGTCAGCACGACGTCCTCGCAGATCGCGCTGAGCGCAGACGTGCACAAGTGGGCGATCTTCGCGTCGGGCAGCCAAACCCCGTGGATGAACGGCGCCGTTCGCCGCGTCGCGATGTACTACCTCGCGAAGCTCCAGATGTTCACGGACTGGGCGCATTACTCCGAGGTCTACGGGCACCCTACCCGCGTCGGGAAGTATCCGGCTGGCCTGGACGCGAGCGACGAAACGGCACGCGAGCGGGACGCCTACCACGACGCGCTGGTGAACGCGGGGAAGTCACCGGTCATCATGCTGCCGGTCGACGTGGACAGCGAGGGCAAGCCGGCGGCGGGCTGGGGCTACGAGCTCGTCCAGGCGGACGGCGCGAGCGCGGTCGAGGTCTTCGAGCGCGGGATCCGGTACTGCGACAGCGCGGCGGCCATGGCTATCCTGCGCCAGACGCTCACGATGGAGCCGGCGCCGATCGGCTCGCATGCGCTGGGGAAGGTGCACAACGCGGTCCGCGCGGAGGGCAAGAGGGCGGACACAGAAGGGCTCGCGACGGCGGGACACTTCCAGGTGCTCCGGCCGTGGGCGTTCTTCAACTTCGGGGACGAGCGGCTCGCTCCCTGGCCGAAGTGGGACGCACGGAGCCCGGACGAGCGTCAGGCGGAGGCGGAGGCTGCTGTGCTCGAGGCGCGGCGGAAGGCAGACATCGCGACGGCGGAGGCAGCAGCGCGTCGGGCTGCGGCCGAGGCAGCGAAGGCGGAGGCAGCGGCAGAGGCGGAGGCGGCCCGGCTCCGGGCCGAGACCGTCGCCTCGTTTGCGGATGCCGCAACCGCCCTTGGGACAGGACCATTGGCTGGCCGAGTTGACTTCGATGAGTTAGCCCGCCAGTTCGGCATCCCTGTCGTGTTGATCGAGGGAGAGCCCGCTGACTGACAGCGATGATGGAGCCGTCTGGGAAGTCTGCCGCTCCAATACGTGGCATGCGCTGAGCAGGGTGTGGGGGCTTGACAAGCCATGATCGCACGACGCTGCGCGAACTCGACCTGGACCGAGCCAGACGCGCCGGGCGATGATGAGATCGCCCGGCGCGTCAACACCACTACTATTCGTTCTGCCTCCGCAGCGGCCTGCGGAATGGTGCCGCCTTCGGGCGGAAGGGCTGCGGCCTAATGGGCTCCCGGCACGGAGGTGGCTCCGGCGAGTTCAACGACGGTCCGGGTTCGCTCGGCTCCACGTGGCTGCCGAGCAACGCTGCAATAGAAACGCTGCAAGTCTTGCGCATGGCGCACCTCTCCTGGTGTCCTGGCTCTGGCCCGGACGAAGAAGTGCTTGCCGACCGCGAGGGAGGGACTAACCTCTACCGATGAGAGGCCTACCCAGTCCCTCAGGCGGGGGTCGACAAGGCTCGGAACCCGCCACTCGCCCCGCAGGCTCTGCCAAGCCTGCGGGGCGTTCGCTTTCCGACTCTTCGAAGTCGGTGGATGACCTACATCCCAGCCTCCTTGTTCCTGCTGTTCGGCGTCTCGACCAGGATGTCACCGTCCCCACGGACGGGCTTGGCCGCGTACTTGAAGAACCCCTTCGATCCCGACCGGAGAAGCGGCTTATCCGCGCGCCGGAACAGCCGGCTCACGACCTGGTGAACGTACTCGTTTGAGATCGACGGATTCTCCCGCTGAACCGCGTTGATGATGTCCGGCGTTGACATGCGGCGGGGATACGAGTTGCGGAGAATCCGCAGCACCGTCTCCGTGATCCCCTCCGACCGTCCGGCCGAGCCGTCGTTGTCATCAACGTAATCCTCCTCTTCTTCCGGCGACGGCGAAGCTTCGTGCTGGGGCGCCGAGCGCGGCGACGTCGCCTCGGGGAGCGAAAACGTGACCGGGGGCGTCGCGCGCCCCGACGGCATGGCGCTGGCGGCTTGCTCCACCATGACATGCAGCACCGCAAGGATGCGTGCCTGCTCGGCGGGGGGAAAGCCACGCAGCGCCTCGTACGCAGCATGAGCGGCACGAGAGCGTGCGCGCTCCTGCTCGACGATCGCGTTGAGTTCCAGCGGGTCCATGGTTGGAGACAACCTAGCGGAGGCCGTCAGCCGTGCAAGTCCGCGGCGCACGCAGGAGGCCGCTACTAGGCGCTGGCCTCACGTCTCTCGCATGCGAAAGGTGTGTAATATCGGATGTTTGCTGAGCATGGTTCATGTGCAAGTGTAGCCAAGCCAGCGGAGGCCGCGGGATCGCGAAAGTGGGCAGAAAGCGCGCGCCCATAGCACAGCTTGAGGCGATGGCAACCCCGTTGACGCGCTGGGGCTGGGCTCAATGCGCAAGCCTCGCCGTGGCGACTTCGCAGCCTTCGCTCCGTGTTCTCGCCGTCACGCGCTGGGTGCCACGGACGTTCGCAGGCTGTACCCAGCGAGGGCCGCCAACTCGTTGTCCGCCCGGTGGCCGTGCGAGAGTGCCTTCTGGTGGTCGTGACCATCAGAGCCAAGCACGAGCTGCCCCGCGGGAATCAGGCCGTGGCTGCGACGGCAGGGCACAAAAGTGCCATCGCAGCCGGCGCCAATCGACCGCAAAAGGACCGCACTTGGTGCATGCGTGCGGGGGGTGGGAGCTGGTTGCTCCGCCGACTCCGCCATGCCCCGCCCCGCCCGCGCCTTCCTCCGTCTCGTCGACCTCGCCGGTGAGCCACCGGAGGAGGTCCTCCTCTTCAAGGCCGGCACAAACCGCACCTACAAGGGCGATCTGCTCTTCGACGATTTGGCCGCGCGCCTCGTCCTCGCGGACGCCGAAGACCACGGCGCGGATTTCTTCTTCGATTACGATCACTTCTCCCTCTACGGCTTCTCGCGCGAGGCCGGCGAGGCTGCGGCCTGGTTCTCCATCGAGGTCCGCGACGGCGAGCTCTGGGCCGTCAACATCCGGTGGACCGAGGACGGCGCTGCCAAGGTCCGGGCGCGGAAGTACCGGTACATCTCGCCCGCGGTCGAGTTCCAGCTCGATAACCGGCGGATCGCGCGGCTGATCAACGTCGCGCTGACCAATTTGCCCGCATCGCACGGGCTGCCGCCGCTCATGGCGGCATCGCAGGGAGGCGACATGCTGCAAGGAGCCCTCGAACACATTGCCAAGGCGCTCGGCCTCGATCCGGCGACGGCGACCGAGGAGGACCTGATCAAGGCCTTCGACGACCACATGGAGGCCGACGCGAAGGAGGAGGAAGAGGAGGGCGACGACGCGAGCCTGAAACAAGCGCTGGACCAGCTCTGCACCCTCACCGGGAAGGACAAGCCGGCGGCGGCGCTGACGGCGGCGCTGGCCGAGCTCGAAGCGGCGCGTAGCGCCTCCCTGGACCAGGAGATCGCCGATCTCGTCGAGCGCGGCATTGCCACGCGACGGATCCCGGCCGAAAACCGCGACGCCTATGTGAAGCTGGGCCGGAAGGACCTCGGCTCTCTGCGTGAGCTCGTCGGCGCGACGGGGGACGACGGCCGGAAGCCGGAGGGGGCTCCCCCGAAGGGCACTCCCCCGAAGCCTGCGCCCCCGGAGCGGCGCCCCGCGCCCCCGACCGTGCGTCATACGCAGGCCACGCTCTCCGCGCGGACGCCTGCCGCGGGCGAGTTCGATCTCGCGGTGGCGCGCGTGCTGAACATCGATCCCACCTCAATGACCGGGGACGGCTGACGATGGCACACAACCTCAAGCGCTACGGGATCGGCGTCACGCCGGAGAGGCTCGCGCCGGGGGTGAAGGCTGGCGCGAAGATCGAGGCCGCGAGCGTCGTCTGCGTCGACGACACGGGCTACGCGCTCGAGGCCATCGAGGCCCCGAACCTGCGGCCCGTCGGCCGTGCGTGTGAATCGGTGGACAATACCGGCGGCCCCGATGGCGCAATCCGCGTGAACTGCGAGCCGGGGGCGTTCCTGCTCCTCAACTCGAGCGGCGCGGACGCCGTCACCATGGCCGACTTCCTGAAGGACGTCTTTCTCGTGAATGGGGGCAAGGTGGCGCGGACGAGTGGGGGCGGAAAGCGCTCGGTCGCGGGCAAGATGCTCGGCCTCGATGGCGGGCGCGTCGCAGTGTCGATCGGGCCGCGGTGAGGACAACGAGGGACACGGCGCATGATCATCACGAACGCGAGCCTTCGGGCGATGTTTCGAGGGTTTCAGGTCCTCTTCAAGAACGGCATGTCGGCCGCGGAGCCGTGGGCATCGAAGATCGCGCGCTTCGTCCCGAGCACCGGGGAGGATGAAACCTACACGTGGCTTACCGCGATCCCGAGCCTGCGCGAGTGGGTGGGGCCGCGGGTCGTGGAGAACCTGCGCGAGCAGAGCTTCACGATCAAGAATAAGCCCTTCGAGCGAACGCTGGGCGTCGACCGCAACAAGATCGAGGACGACAAGTACGGCATTTACGGCGACTACGCGACCCTCCTCGGGCAGCAAGCGGCGAAGCATCCCGATAACTGCATCATCCCGATTCTGATGTACGGCGAACAGGTGGCCTATTCCGATCCCCTGATCGGCTCGGTGTCGCTCGTGGTCTACGACGGGCAGCCGCTCTTCTCCGAGGTGCACCCCATTGACCAGGACGACCCTGATTCGCTGGTGCAATCGAACTACTACCCGTCGGGGATGCCGCTCACGCCCGAGAACTACGAGACGGTCCGGGCGAACATGCGGTCGCTCGTCGATGTCAACGGGCGCAAGCTGGGGATCAAGCCGGACACCTTGGTGGTGAGCCCGCAGAAGGAGGCGACCGCGCGGAGGATCGTCGAGAAGCCGGGGCTCAACAATGACAACGTCAACCAGGGCACGGCCGAGGTCCTGGTGCTCGAGGATCTCAGTGACGACCCGCACGCCTGGTTTCTGGCCATGCTCAAGAACCAGGTGATGCGGCCGGTCTTCTATCAGGAGCGGCAGAAGCCGCGCTTTCAGGCGTTGATGAACGGGAGCGAGTACGCCTTCATCAACAATCAATATCTCGCGGGTGTCGACTGCCGGGGCAACGCGGCCCCGTCGGTGTGGCAATCCATCGCGAAGTGTCGGCCCTGAGCCGCGGGTGCTGCGTCGGGAGGCGATGACGATGATCCTGGTTACGTGCTGGCCCCCTGCTGGGTACGACTCGTACCGGTGCGGGTGGCGCGAGGAGGAGCGGGACGGGCGCAAGGTGCGCGTGGGCCTGTGCTGGCGTGCGGGCACGACAGAGCTGCCCGACGACGCGCTGACCAAGGAGCAGATCGAGACCCTGAAAAGCGATCCGGGGAAGCGGATCACGGTGCGTATCCTCCCGGGCGTTGCGCCGGGGAATGAAGCGAAGGACGGCGGCGCGAGGGCCGAGCCAAAGACAAAGCCGGTTCCGGAACGCAAGGGAGACGCGGCCCCTCCGCCCGCGAACACTGAGCCGGGGAAGGGCTGAACGATGGCGGCCTATGCGACGCTCCCCCAGCTCTACGCGCTCGGCGTGAACGAGGAAGCCCTGGCGCGCGTGCCGGAAAAGAGCCGGCTCGAGGGCCTCGAGGCGGCCTCCCGCGTCGTGGATACCTACCTCTGGAAGCTCAACCCGCCCCTGGCCGTCTTCACCGGGGCGATATCCGAGGCGACGGCCGCCATTGCGGCCTATACCCTCATGAGCGCGTCGGGCTTCGATCCGGAGCATGAGGACTCGAAGAACCTCCGCCTCCGCTACCTCGATCAAATCCGATGGCTCGAGAGCCTCGATGGCGGCGAGAAGCTCCGCGGCGTGGCGGGCCAAGGCTCGACGGGCGCGACCGTCTTCGGCCCTCGCGTACAAGCTGCTCCGCTCCGGGGCTGGCAACGCGGCTGGCGTGGGAGGGGGCAGGCGTGAAGGTCTCGAGGCTGGCAGGGCACGGGCTGCGCGAGCTCGCCAAGGGGCTGCGCGGCCTGTCGAGCGGCGTGCATCAGACGGACGTCCAGAAGGCGCTCGGCAAGGAGGCCGTCGAGCTGGTGCGCGAGGGCATCGAGACCGGCCACGCGCCGGACGGCGACGCCTGGCAGAAGCGGCGGGACGGCGCGCTCGCGCTCCAACCCTTGGCAGCGCACGTCGAATATCGGCCGCTGCCGCCCAACCCGTTCGAGTGTGCGGTCGAGGTGCGGGTCAATCACTGGACGGCGCACTTTGCGCAGCGAGGGACCGAGCAGCACGGCATGGTGCACAACCCCGCGCGGCCCCTGGTTCCGGAAGGACAACCGCCCGCGGCCTGGCTCGCACGCATCCGCGCGGGCGTGGGCGTGGCCTTCTCGGCGGCCGTGCGCCGCGCTTTCGGGGGCGGGTGATGGGCGGCGGCTGGGAAGAGACGGCCATCGGGCAGATCGCCACCGCCCTGCATTCGACGATGAACGTCGAAGGCCTGGAGCTCGCGATCGGGAAGGATGAGGCCCGCGCGCTCGCGTCTCCGGCACGCCTGCTCTTCTCGGTGCCCGACGGGGAGGACCTCGAACCCCCCGCGGAGCAAGGCGGACCGGGAAAACACATCTGCGAGGATCGCGTGGTCGAGACGGTCGCGACGATCTGGGGCGCCACGCCTGGCGAGGCCGAGGGGATCTATCTCCGGCTGCTCGTGGCGGTGCGCAAGCTCGGGCTGAGCCGCACGGCGCGGCGTTATGGGCGTGTCCAGTGGACCGTCGGCGCGGGGCGTGTCGGCTCGGCGGGCGTCAAGATCAGCGTCCCCCTCGCGCTGCGCTTCCCCGTCGCGGACGTCGACCTGCGCAAGGCGCTCGTGCTGACCACGGCTCTCGAAGCGGAATCCGCGTCTCCTGGCGGGGACAAACCGGAGGGGTTCTAGATGCCGTCCGCGGAAATCACCTTCACGGAATTCGGGCCCGCTGCGCCGACGGCCTCGGCGGCGCGCGTGGTGGCCAAGGTAGGTATCTGCTCGGGAGGCTCGACGAGCAACGTCTGCGCGTTCGATGTCCCCTCGCAAGTTGCGGAAGCGCTCGGCGAGGGCCCGCTGGTCGAGGCGACGGCGCAAGCGGTGCGGGTCTCGAAGCAACGGACGCTCGCGCTGCCGATCGAGGCGAGCACGCCGGGCGTGCTCGGCACCGTGGTCCAGACGGGCAGCGGGCCGGCGCTGCTCGTGGTTGGCGAGCCTCGCGATACGGCGACGGTGCGCGTGCAGATCGTGAAAACCGGACCGCTCGGCGTCGGACGGTTCCGCGTGTCGATCTCCTCGACCGCAGCCGGCGGGCAGATCGTGCCGCGTTACCGCAGCGAGCTCGCGCTGCCAGTGCGGCGTCAGGCGGAGATCACCGGGACCAAGAACCTCGGCGCGTTGGCCTATGCAACGCCGGCGTCGATCACGGGGTCGGCTGATCTGCGGGTGGCCGCACTCTTCGGCCTGGGTGGCTCGCTCGATGGCCAGGAGGTGTCGGCGAAGATCGACGGCGCCCCGTCGGCAACGTGCAAGCTCGCCGCCCCCGCAGACGCTGCTGCGGCCCTGGCGCAGCTTGCAACGGTCTTCGGGGGGAGCGTGCTTGCCCTCTCCCCCTCGGGTCGGCTTGTCTGGACAACCAAGGCCGTCGGCAAGGCGGCGAGCATCGAGATCACGGGCGGCTCGGCGCTGCCGCTGCTCGGACTCTCGCCCGCCCTCACGACGGGCAAGCCCGGAGACCTCGACGAGCGGACGCTGGACCTGCGACTCGATGGGAAGGCACCTCAAACCGTCACCTTCAAGCCGCCCCCCGCGAGCCCTGCCGCGGTCGCCGCGAGACTCGTCGATGCCACGGGCCTGGAGGCCAACCTCGTCCCGCCCGCGAATAAGCTGCGCATCGCGAGCGCGACGGTGGGCGACGGTTCGCGTCTCGCGATCCTCGGCGGCGATGCGTGCGATCTGCTGGGCCTTCCCGTCGCCGGTGCGCAGGGGGCGGAGGCAACAACTGCGATCCCTGGCCTGGGGCTGACGGTTCAATTCCCGCCGGGCGTCTACGTGAAGGACACCGTCTACGAGTGCTCGACGGTCGCCCCCTCGTTCTCGATCGAGGCCGTCCTCGGGGCCGTGGACAAGCTCGTCCGCGTCGGCGCGTCATTCCGGATCCTGCATGTGGTCGGCGAGCTGGCGGACGCTGCGGAGACGCGCGCCCTCGCGGAAGCGCTGGACACGAAGATCGCTGAGCTCGAAGGGCTGAAGCGCCCGATCGTCGCCATCATCGGCGCGCCGCTGGCGGAGTCCGATGCTGCCCTGGTCGAGGCCTTCGCGGGCTTCGTGTCGCGGCGCGTGTGCGTCTGCGCGCGCGGCGCGTGGCTTCGAGGCGGCACGCTGGGCGGCTCTTTCCTGCGCTCGCAATCATGGGCAGCCGCGTACAAGGCGGCGGCGTTCCGCTTCTCGAGCGACCTTGGCAACCACGACGACGGCGCGCTGCCCGAGGTGGACGCGCTGCCGGTGGACGAGGTCCTGGCCGTGGTGAAGCTGCGGGCCGCGCGCTTCACGGTCATGGATACGAGCGGAGGGCGCATCTACTTCGCCCGCGGCCTGACCATGGCCGCGGAGTCCAGCCGCTACAGGGACCTGAACGTCACGCGCTTGATGATCGAGGCGTACCTCGTCGCGCAACCCATTCTTGACCGCGAGATCAACAATGATCCGCCGGTCAACGACGACGAGACCCTCGAGACCACCACGGCGGGCGCCATCGATCGGGCGCTCGAAAAGGCGCTCGGGCTTGCGCTGGTTCCGGACCACGCAACGCGCGTCCGTGCGCGTGTGAGTCGCACCGAGAAGGTTTGGAGCACCAACAGACTCCCCGCGACGATCACTGTCGTTCCGCGCGGGCAGATCTACGAGGTCTCGGCGCTGCTCGGACCGGGCTTGATCACGGAGGAGGCGGAGGAATAGGCGCATGGGAGACATGATCACCACGCCGCGAGGACAGTTCGCGCACGACGACATGACGATCGTTGCGATCCTCCACAACGGCAAGCGGCATACCTTCACAACCTGCACGTCGATCAATTACGGCAACGGGCTCTCGTCGGGCACCATGGGCGGCACGCAACCGGGGCCCACGGCGCACGCGGGGAGGAAGGCCGAACCGAAAGCGGAGATGGAGATCGCGCGGGCG